TAAAGTTATCTCTTGTTGTTGGTGGTAGTGGTGTGATTGCTCCACCTTCTATTCAAATAAACGAAAACTTTAAATTTAATACTACAGTAGATGATGAGAGTTATATATTTCAAACTCGTGAAGATATAAGTGCAGTAAATAATAATGGTAGTTTTATTTTTTCAGATATATCTGGAGATACAAATATAAAGATTATAGAGGGTCTGCAAAGAACAAAAACATTCATAGCATTGAAGGCATCTAATAATCCTATCTATGTCATTCCAGACAAAAATATGGATATGTCTACCGCAATAGTAAGAGTCTACGATTCAGCAACCTCATCAACATTCACTACATATTCTAATATAGTAAATGCTCAAACAATTAATGAAAACTCAACACTTTATATATTACGTGAAGCACCAAACGGAAACTTTGATTTATCTTTCGGTAATGGTTCAACACTTGGTAAAGCACCTAACGTTGGTGCAAAAATAGAAGTAGAATATATTTCAACCAGTGGTAGTGCTGGGAATACTGCAAACGTATTTGAAGCATCACAACAGGTATTCATAAATAATGTCGGATATACTCTTTCTGTAACAACTAATTCTGCCGCTGTTGGTGGTAGTTCAAAAGAAGGGATAGAAAGTATTCGTAAGAATGCTCCATTCCAATATGCATCACAGAACAGAATGGTAACTGCTGCAGATTACTCTGCGTTGATACTTAAAAACTTCTCAACATTCATTAGTGATATACAATCCTTTGGTGGAGAAGATGCACTAGAACCAGAATTTGGTGTGGTATTCGTTTCAATACTATTCAATGACGATGTTGTTGAATCAGGACAAGTTGCATCAGTTAAAGAAGAAATTTTAGATTTATCTGAGCAATTATCTGTTGCTTCTTTTGACGTTAAGTTCGAAGACCCTATAAAAACGTTTATTGAAGTTACCACCTTTTTTCAATTCAATGACAACTTAACTACCCTTTCTAGGAACACAATAGAAGGAGAGGTTAATTCAGTCATAGATAATTACTTCACAAACAACACTGGTAAGTTTGGTCAATCATTTAGAAGGTCAAACTTATTATCTTTGGTAGATTCTACAAGTGCCGCAGTATTATCATCAAGACAAGAAATAAAAATGCAAAGAAGGTTCACACCTACTCTTACAGCAATACAAAATCATACCCTTAGATATGCTGCACCTATAGCAGCAGCGGATGATGAATTTTATAGGATTACTTCTGACACATTTATTTTTAGAGGAAATGTCTGTGTAATACGAAACAGATTAAAATCAAATATTCTTGAAATATTTAATACTAATTCTGGTACAGTAATTATTGATAATATTGGAGACTATTCTAATGATGTAGTAAGGTTAGTTGGTCTTCAAGTTGACTCTTTAACTTCAGGTGATTCGTTTTTAAAACTAAGTGCAGTTCCCGCAAATCAAAGTGCAATATCTCCTCTAAGACAAGACGTTTTAGTTTTAGATAGTTCTAAAACTTTCACAAAGGTTGTTGACGTATTAGATGGAGTTAATACCTAATGTCTACAAATAAGGACATAACACTTTTAGATTATAATAGGAGAGAACTTTCTTTACCTAAATACTCTGTAAAGGAAATCCTTCCTGAGTTCTTTCGTACAGAGTATCCTAGATTAATAACTTTACTTGATCAATACTATCATTTTGAGGACTCAAATTCATCCCCATCTAAACTTGTTAATGAACTATTTAAAACAAGGGATATATCTCAAACAGACTTAAACCTCCTTTCATTTATTGAAGATGAATTGTTATTAGGTCAGTCTTTCTTTGAGGGGTTTCAAGATAAACGCGCAGCGTCTAAATACTCAAGTATATTATTTAGGTCAAAGGGTACGAAATATTCTATACAACAATTCTTCAGAACTTTCTTTGGAATTGACCCTGATATTATATACACAAAGAAAAACATATTTAATGTTGGTGATAAAATTGGAACTACTAGCGAAAAGTATATAACAGATAACAAGTTATATCAAAGACATGCAATACTTATTAAGTCAGAACTTACTCAAGATAAATGGAGAGATGTATACAAACTCTTCGTTCATCCTGCTGGAACTTACTTAGGTTCACAGATACAAATAGTAAGTTCTGCTTTAGATACTATACTTGCTCCGGAGGTGATTCTAGCACCTCCCCCACCATTCGCGGTTCATAGTTCAGCATCCTTTGCTACTTCTGCATTTATAGACCATACTTCTATTGTAACAGATACTGCAGCAGATGGGTCAACTAGCACAAGTAGAATACGACCAGAAATTACCAGTATGATATTTGATAGAAATAGTGGCATAACTATTGAACAGATAAATAATCAGTATGATAGTTTACGAGAAGCACAAGTTGCTACATCACCAACCTTTGATGATACTAGTATTGACTTCTCAAATGACTTCGCATTCGAAACATTAGACCAAGGTAAACACGAATAATTAAAAATATAAGTCAATAACTATTATAAATAGAATAAAGAATTAGGAATATTATAAATGGCAAAACAAATATTAAATAAGGGAAGTTCAGCGAATGACGGCAATGGCGATACACTTCGTCAAGGTGCGCAAAAGATTAACGAAAACTTTACTGAACTCTATACAATATTAGGTGGTGATAGTTTAACTAATGCCGTAAGGTTTAATGCCACTGGAGTAGAGTTTGAGGGTAGCGGCAATGATGATGCTCACGAAACAACACTTACTGTAGTAACTCCAACTGCAGATAGAACGATTACTCTCCCTAACGCTACAGGTACAGTTGTTCTCCATGATGCGACTCAAACACTTACGAACAAGACATTAACAAGTCCTATATTAACTAATGCTGTATTAAACCCTACTGCAACTACTGCAGGTAAGATAGAATTTTTAGAAGGTACAAATAACGGCACAAACAAAGCAACACTGATTGGTCCATCTTCAACCGCAGATGTCACATTAACATTACCTTCTGCAACTGATACATTGATTGGTAAAGCAACAACAGACACACTTACAAACAAGACGTTAACATCACCTAAGATTGGTACTGAGATACAAGACGCAAGTGGTAATGAACTCGTTGAGATAACCTCGACAGGAAACGCAGTAAATCATTTCAAAATTACAAATGCCGCAACAGGAAATAACCCTACTTTAGAAGCAGCAGGTTCAGATAATAATGTTGGTCTTAACGTTGCGAGTAAAGGTACAGGACTTGTTACGGTAACAACAGGTTCTGCATTCTCATCAGGCACTTCTTCAATTATTACTGAAGGTAATGGGCATATAATGTCTTTGTCTAAAACTACACATATTTTTAATAGCAGTGCAGGTACTTATGCTTCATCTCTTGCAAACGGAACTCAAGGACAAATAATATTTGCTATAAATAAAAACTCAAGTACAGTAACAATAACCCCTGCAAACTTTGGAGCAGGACAATCAATCGCATTAGCGCAGCATAAGACTGCGACTCTTATGTTTGATGGAACTCAGTGGCAATTAATATCAACACATGGCGGAACGGTAGCATAAAATGGCAATATTAACAAATACATTTAAAAGAGATACTATAGGGTTTATTAAAGATGACTTTGATAATAATTCAAACCATTATCATATCGGTATAGGTAGGTCAGAAGAATGGAACTCAACAGACACACTCATTCCTGCAGAAAATACAGATTATGAAGAAAGGTTATTTAGAAATTCTCTTCAATCTGTTAAGAAAGTAGCGGATACAGACGCAACATTTGTTATTGAAAGGTATAATTGGACTTCGGGTGCTAAATACTCTGCATATAGTGATAAGCAAGCAGTTCTCCCAAATAATCCATATTATGTTATGAACGACCAAAACGACGTATTCGTTTGTGTTCAAAACAATAAAATTGATGGAGATATACAAAATTCTACAGTACAACCCACATTACCATCATCAAACCCTTATAACATTTTTGAAACTTCTGATGGATATGCGTGGAGATTTTTATATTCTATATCTGCGGCAGATGTAAGTAAGTTCGTTGCTGCTAATTTCCTTCCTGTTAAATTGGTTGGTACTGCTGGAAATGCTACTGAAACGCAACAGAAAGCAGCACAAGATGCTGCAGTATCTGGACAAATATTAGGATATGAAGTTGTATCTGGAGGAGTAGGGTATAGTGGAACAGTAACTCTTACTGTTGAAGGTGATGGTTCAGGTGCTGTAGCAACAGCAACTTTGAGTGGTGGTGCAATTTCAAAGGTAGAAGTTACGAATATCGGAACTCCTGCAAACTTAGGTACAGGATACACCAATGCTACTGTGAAGATTACAGGAGGTACACCAAGTACTGATGCAGTTATTAGACCAATATTTGCTCCAAAAGGTGGGTTAGGTAATGACCCAAGGGTTGATTTACGTTCAAGTGCTATTATGTTTGTAGTAAAACCAGACGGAGCAGATGGTAGTGGAGATTTTATAATAGGAAATGATTTCCGTCAAGTAGGGTTGATCAGAAATATAACTTCAAATGGTAGTGCAGTTTTTACTGGTATAACAGGTATTGCTTTAAGAAAATTAGAACTAGGTGGTACACCCAATCCAGCATTTTCTGTTGATGAAATTATAACAGACCAAACTACAGGTGCAAAGGCAGTTGTGGATGCTATATCATCAAACGGGGAAACACTAACATTCCATCAAAATGATACAACAGGTTATGGAACTTTTAATGCAGGTAATTCAGTTCGTGGGGGTGATGGCGGTGTCGGAACCATCGCTACTAGTTCTCACATAACTGCGGCAGAGGTAGATACCTCTACTGGAGACTTATTATATATAGATAATAGAGCAGCAGTAACTCGTTCAGCAGACCAAACAGAAGACATAAAAATAGTCATACAACTTTAGGATAATAGAATAATGCCAACAACCTTTACCTCAAATGTCTTTTCGTCAACATATAAGGATGACTACAAGGATAGTGATAACTATCATCGCATTCTTTTTAATAGTGGTCGCGCGTTACAGGCACGCGAACTTACTCAAATGCAAACAATCATCCAAGAAGAGATTGGAAGATTTGGTCGTAATATATTCAAAGATGGTGCTGCCGTAAATCCAGGTGGACCAAGTCTTAATAACGATTATGAATTTGTAAAACTTGCAGCAAACTCTTTAACAAATATATTAAACTCAAGTCTTATAGGATTAGAATTTACAGGAAGCAATGGCGCAAAAGCAAGGGTTCTTGAGGTTGTCGATGCAGTAGGTAGCGACCCAGACACTCTTTATATACAGTACACTTCAACAAAAGATGGTGGGACTGGTGCTTCAGCAGTAAGGTTTGGTGAATCTGAAACATTATCAAGCGGAAGCACAACTCTTACAACTGCAAGTTTAACTGAACTAAATGGACTACCCGTTTCAGGTCGTGGTTCTAAGATTAATAATGCTTCAGGAGACTTCTTTGTAAGAGGGCATTTTGTATTCGTTAAAGCACAGGGTCTTATACTCTCTAAGTATACACAAAATCCTAGTAAAGTTATTGGTTTTAAAATATCAGAAGATATAATAACATCTACAGATACTGACGCATTATTTGATAATCAAGGAGCAACACCTAATCAAACATCTCCAGGAGCAGATAGATATAGGATTCAACTTACTTTAACAACAAGGGATGAAGTTGCTGCTGATGAAAACTTTGTTTATTACTGTGATGTGTTTGAGGGTAAAATTGTTGATCAAGTATCAGGTACAGATGATTATAATAAAATAACTGAAGTCCTTGCCACAAGAACAAAAGAAGAATCAGGAAACTATATCGTAAAAAGGTTTAAGTCAAACGTTTTAGATGCTGGGACTAATCAAAGTATCACTATATCTCCAGGAGTCGCATACATAAATGGGTATCGTGCGGTAACTAACAAACCAACAACTTTAACTGTATTAAAACCAAGAACAACAACAATACTTGATAATGATATTGCTCCAGTCACATATGGTTCATATTTTGTCTGTGATACTTTTGAAGGTAAGTTTGGTATAGATTCATTTGAGGTGATCAATTTAAGAGATAAGGCAGGTTATACACATGGCAGTGAGACAACAACAACATTAGGTACTGCAAGAGTTCGTTCGGTAGAAAAAGAAGGTAGTAACTTTAAAGTCTATTTATTTGATATTAAAATGAATGCAACTAAAAATATTCGTGATGTAAAAAGTATTGGTTTATCAACTATAATTTTTGCTAACGTTTTATTAGAAAATCAAAAAGCAGTTCTAAAGGAGTCAGGTAATAATACACTCGTGTATAAAACATCTTATCCTCGTATAAAAAGTATAACAAGTAGTAACTTCGAAGTTCAAAGACTTTTCGCCGCATCAACAGGCACTAATGGTGACTTCACAATATCTGGATTAGGGAATGGTGAAACTTTTGTGAGTAGTGGTGAGTGGATAGTTACAGACACTTTGACAGGAGATGTTGCGGCATCAACATTTTCAATAACTGCTCCTTTTACTTCTGCTACAATTAATACTTCTCTTGCTAGTGGTAGAAGTGTAACAGTATTAGCAAAAGTTAATAAAGCATCAGCAACTCGTAGGGTAAAAACTCTTGTTGAGAAAACTTTATTAGTAGATTTAACACAAGGTCTATTAACAGATAGTAGAACTGGAGTAAAATATGTTGACTTGCATGATACAGATGTTTTATCAGTATCAGAAATAAAACAAACTAATACAAACGGCACAGATTTGTCTCATAAGTTTAATGTAGATAACGGACAAAGAGTAAGTCACTACGCAAATGCAAGACTTGTTTTAGATAAGGGTACAACTGACCCAACAGGAACTCTTTTTGTAAAATATAAACACTTTACACATAGTACAACAGGTGACTTCTTCTCACGAGACTCTTATGAAGGTGAGATAGCATACAATAAAATACCAGACTTAAAATCAAATGGAATAGTAATTGCTAATTTAAGAGATGTTGTAGACTTCCGTTCTGCTGTTGACTCTGATGGAACATTCGGTGATGCCTCTAGTGGTAGAAGTGCAACTATTAATGAACTTCCTAAAAACGGAGATTTCTTTAGCGGTGATGTAGAAAACTTCCTTAACCGTTCTGATAGAATTATCATAACAGAACAAGGTGAGATAAAGAATATAACAGGTACTGCTTCTCTTAATCCATCACTTCCTCCTACACCAGAAGGGACTTTACCATTATTTGAAGTAACTCATAATGCTTATGGTTTAAATGAAAAAGACCTTGCCATAAATCCAATTGAAGCAAAACGATTTACGATGAATGACATTTCTAAATTAGAGAAACGTATTGATAAAATTGAAGAAACAACTTCTTTAAACTTACTAGAGGTTGATACAAACTCTCTATTAGTACTAGACGGAAGTGGTAATATCAGAACTAAGTCAGGTTTCTTTGTTGATAACTTTAGAAATCGTGCCTTTACTGATTTTAATAATGTAGAGAATCGTTCTGCGATTGACCCATCCCTTGGAACTATGCAAAATCAACAGTTGACAACTAATTTCACTTTAAGATATGATTCTGATAAGTCAACAAATACTATATTAAAGGGTGATACAGTCTTCATTAACTATAGTGAAGACTCAGCGATAAAACAAATTAAGGCAACAGGAACAGAAAATGTAAACCCATTTGCTGTAATCACAGGAGTAGGTAATATTACATTATCTCCTGCTTCAGACGAATGGGTAGATACTGTATTCGAACCTCCTTTAGTCACAATGGTTCCTAGATTTGGATGGGATTGGTCAACAAATAACTTCTTCCC